TGTTGGCGGTAACACCGACCTAGAGCAGAAGGAACTTTATGACAGAGTTGATGACGCTGTCTGTGCGGTGCGCTCGGCATTATTAGAAGGCATACTCCCCGGTTCAGGGTTAGCCCTGTACAGTTTTTACGAAAAATACAGAGAACTAAGTTGCTGGGGGGAAGATATTTCTCACACAAAAAAAATTGCTTACGCAATTTTGGCCAGCGCACTGCGTGCGCCAATAAATCAAATTCTTGATAATGCAGGGCTGATGTTGGAAGCGATATACCCCATCGAAGACAATATTACCTATACTAGAGGTTATGATGTAAAGAACGGAGTCTACGGAGATATGTTCAAGCTAGGGATTATTGACCCTATGAAGGTTACAAAGACTGCACTTCAAAATGCAGTATCGGTTGCTATTACTATTTTATCTACTAACGCCATAGTAACTATGGCACGAAGCTACGAACAAAAATAAATATTATGGAATTAAAAAATCACAAAGAAGAAGAAAAAGCCGACAGATGGGCAGAGGATTTTTCAAATAAATTATTTGTAAGTAAAGACATCGGAGTAATGCAGGCAAACTCTGTTTATTTAGATGTAAAAAAAATTGTGCTTGATGCAATGTTAAGAACAAATAAATTAAGAAACAGTACATTATAAAGAGTAATCATGAACTGGCAGGAGATACTAGTAGGAATAATTTTCTGGGAGCTTTTCAAGTATATTATTATTAAGTGGTGGTACGAAATATTTAAGAACAAATAATATGGATGGCCAAGCATTTACATATTGGAAATTTGACAAAGCACTAGATGATGAGATGTGTCAGCGCATTTTAGATTTAGGGATAAATAAATTTAATAAAGCAACAATCAACGGAGGAGATTTAAAAAAAATTAGAGATTCGTCTATTGTTTGGTTAAATGAACAATGGTTATTTGATGTAGTTTTTTCATATATGGTCGCAGCAAATAAAAGCTCTGGTTGGAATGTAGATGTTGATGCCGCAGAATTTATGCAACTTACCAAGTATAGAAAAAAAGGTTTTTATGGCTACCACAAAGACGGCGGAGGGTTTGATGTTTATGACTTGCCTGACTCACCTCTTTTACACAACAAATGTAGAAAGCTTTCTATGACCGCTCTTCTTAATGATGAATTTGAAGGCGGTGAGTTTGAGTTTTATAATACACCTCCATTAAAAATGAATAAAGGCGATATTATATTCTTTCCTTCTTTTGAACTTCATAGAGTGAAACCCGTGGCAAAAGGAGTTCGTCATTCTTTAGTGACTTGGTTCGTAGGACCTCAATATCGATAGCATGAATCAAACAATTTTTTATCAAGCTTCTCTTCCAAGAGCAGGGTCGACATTACTTCAAAACTTAGTAGGTCAAAATCCAAAGTTTCATGTTACTCCAACTTCAGGAATGATTGATATGGTTCTTGGTGCTCGCGTTGGATATAATGAAAATACAGATGCTAAATCAGGAGATGCTGAACAATGGAAGAAATGCTTTTATTCTTTTTGCGCAGAAGGTTTAAAAGGATATGTTTCTGCATTAACAGACAAACCTTACATTTTAGACAAGAACAGAGTGTGGAGTTCTTATTATTCACTTTTAAATGAGATAATTCCTAAACCTAAAATAATATATATGGTTAGGGATTTAAGAGCTGTATTTGCCTCTATGGAAAAAAAGTTTAGAGCAAATCCCGATATTAACGATGGGACTCGTAATAATAATACTTTAGAAGGAATTACTACACAGCTTCGAGTAGAAAAATGGGCCGTAAGACAACCTATTGGATATTCTATAAATAATTTAAGCCAATCGTTTTTGGAGGGATACGCTCAGAAATTTTTTTTTATTCGTTATGAGGATTTGTGTAATAACCCAGAGCCGGTGTTAAAAGATATGTATGAGTTTTTAGAATTAGATTATTTCAAACATAATTTTAAACACATCCCTCAGATAACAGATGAGGATGATAGAGTTCATGGAATATATGGAGACCACACAATAAGGAACACGCTTAAGATGCTGCCTGATGATTCAAAAGAAATATTAGGTGATTTTACCCACAGATGGGTTTATGATAATTTTAAATGGTTTTTTGACACTTTTAAATACGAACTATGATATATTGGTTTACAGGGCAACCCGCTCACGGAAAAACAGTTTTAGCAAATATGCTTGCAAAAGAAAAGCCAGAGGCTTTTAGAATTGATGGAGATGACATGAGAGAGTTGTTTTCAAATAAGGACTACTCAATCAAAGGAAGGGTAGAAAATGTAGCAACCGCTCAACGGATAGCTCATTATCTTCATAATCAATATAAAGATGTTATTGTATCTTTAGTTTCTCCATACATAGACCAAAGAGAAGATTTTAAAAAATTATTAGGTAATGATATAATAGAGTTTTATGTCCATACATTTGAAAGTAGAGAGCGTGATTCTTTTAAGGCAATTGCATATGTCCCTCCTCAAGAAAATTTTATAGACATTGATACAACATTTGATACACCTGAAGATTCATTTAAAAAAATATTAGATGCAATATAGTTTATTTATAGGAAGATGGCAGCCTTTACATGAAGGTCATTTATGGTTGATAAACCAAAGATTAAAGGAAGGAAAAAATGTTTGTTTGGCTATTAGAGATGTAGAGCCAAATAAGAATCAACCTTGGACCGCAAAAGAGATTGAAAAAATGGTACATGAGGGTGAGTTAAAAGACCTTATTGAAGACGGAAGAGTTATTACAACTATCATTCCAGATATAGAGTCTGTTAATTATGGAAGAGGAGTGGGTTATGAGGTTATAGAACACATTCCTCCAAAAGATATTAAAGAAATATCAGCGACAAAAATAAGAGAGCAAATGCGTAAAGACGGAAATCTGTAATGAAACCAATAGGAATAAACATCGTAATTAAAACCATTGAGGAAGAAATAAAAACCTCATCGGGACTTTTGCTATCTTCAGAAGATGCTAACCAGCTAAGATACAAAAAAGGAAAAGTAGTAAAACCAGGGACAGATGTTACTGTGATATCAGAAGGGGATGAAATATATTATGATAAGAGAGCTGGATATACTATGCTCATCAATAATGAACCTTATACGATTATTTCTCAGAATGATGTCGTTGTTGTTTTATAAACTTGTTCATTTCTATTATCATGTTGCGATACACTTTATCGGAGTATGATACGTTCTTAGCAAATAGAGGATTTGAAGTTTGAGATGTAGGTATCTCTTTACCCTCTAACTTATCATATATAGATTTTATTACTCGTTTAGTTTTGTAAGACAGACAGTATACTGCTCTTCTTCCTCTGTGTCCTTTACGAAAGACTTCTATCCAACCTTCTTGTCTTAACTTTTCAAATCTATTTTTATTCCAGTTTAAAAGTTGATTGAACTCTTGGAATCTTCCTTTGTCGAAATATTGCTCCGACCTTAAAAAAAGAAGCATATCTAGCTCTTGAGTATTGAGGCCATACTTAGCTTTTATAAAATATCGAACTACTCTCCAGTACTTTAAGTAATCAGATTGCATTGAATTTAATTTAGTAAATTTGTACAAAGATATTTATAAATTAGCTATGGAGAAAAATACTCAAAAAGAAATTAGACATTACGCAGGAGCAGCTGGAATCTTTTTAGTTGTAGTTGGATTGTTGTTATTTTTATCTTACAACAAAATACCATCTGACAATAAAGATTTATTTGTTAGTATCGTAGGGGTCATATCTGGTTCTTTATCAGTAATTTTATTTACTATTATAGGCCGTAACCCGAACGAAGTGCAGGAGCTTAAAAATGCAAATGAAAAACTAGAGGGGCAAGTTTCTCAGTTAATTCAACAAAAAGACGAACTTGAAGGAATGTTAATTGAGATGCAAAAAGAAATCGTAGACAAGCTTTCTATTGCAGGAGTGTATTTTGAATTAAAGAAAAATGGGAAAGAGTCTAAATCGTAAAGGCAAGTATAGTCATTGCACTAGAGCTCAAAAAAAAGGAAACAATAAACCAGCTAAAAGAAAATGAGTAAAGACATAATCAACATAAAATCAAACGGGATTCGTAATGAATTGAAAGAGATACGCAAGAGTATCGACAAACTAACAGAAGTTTTACTTCTACAAACACACGCACAAAATGAAAAAAAAGATTATAATATTGATTGGAAGCACATTGCTGACGGCTTGCGGTGGTATCCAACCGCAACTAATGAAACTGAAAAGAAACCAGTTCAAAGAAATGACTAAAGATATTTGTGTGGAGAATCCACACGAAGTGTACCTGGCTCAGGTATTATATAATGAAATGTTTAATAAATAAAAATGGCAAAAAAAAATATAGACCCTAACACTTTTCTTTTTAGAAATACTACGGTAGAGAAGTTTCTAAAAAATATGGAAGCTAAAAACAAACCTGGTAAGAAAAGAAAAGTTGGAAAACCAGGAGCAGCAGGAACAACATTTATAACCAAGAAACCTAAAACCACAGCTTAATTATGCCTACAGTAAAATACAAATGCATGGATAGTGGAAAAATGAAAACTAAAGTTTTCCCTTACAATGCGGTCGGAAAAGCGCAAGCCACTGAGTTTGCAAAAACAATGGGAGGTTCTATGAAGAACAACCCAGGATACGGAATGGAAAAGAAAATGAAATCTAGCTACTAATGGCTACCAAAGGAAGAACCAAGAAAAAAGGAAATAAAATTTGTCCAGCAGGAATAGCCTGGGCAAAACGCACCTTTGATAAGTATCCGTCAGCTTATGCTAATATGGCGGCAAGTAAATATTGTAAAGACCCTAATTATGGCAAAAAATAAAATGGATTATAACGGGATA